CTGAGCGTTTCCTCGTCGCCCGCAACCGGGCGGTGAGGTCCAGGGCGAACGGGCTGCGCTCCGGGGTCAACCGCTGGCTCATGGCTTACTCCGAATTGTGGGTCGAGGAGGCAACCGAGGCGTTGCGGCGAGGCGGGATCTCTCGGCTCCGGGATCTGGCGGACACCAAACCCCGGATCGCCAAGGCGATCACCGGCGGGGACCTCGGCAAGCTCGAGGCGGACCTTGCGGAGCTGTTCCGACGATACGGGCTGCGCCAACTCTCCAGCGCCGGGCAGAATGCGGCGAGGGCGGCCGGGGGCAAGTGGAAGATCAAGCCTGAGCTCGCCGCCGAGTGGAACGAGCGGCTTGAGAACAAGGTCGTTCTCTTGGTCGAGAGCACCGAGGCGAAGGTCCGGGGCAGCATCAAGCGGCTGGTGTCCGATGCGTTGCGCGAGTCGCCACGACCAACCGCCCGCGAGCTGGCCAGGCGGATCGCTCGCCAATGGCACGGGCCCGGGGTCACGCGTCGCCCGAAGCGTGGCGGGCAAGCGTGGCCGGGGCGGGGCACGAAAGAAGAGCGCCAGCAAACCGCGGACTGGACGCGCTATCAACGCGGGCTCAAGCGCGGCGAGCGGGAGAACCTGTTTTCCTTCGAGCGCGCCGACACGATCGCCCGGACCGAGCTTGCCCAAGCCGAGAATGCCGCCATTGCCGACTCTTTCGGCGAGATCGGGATCGAGGCGGTGGAGTGGATGGCCTTTCCGTACAACCCGGCCCACGACCACCCGGGCGCGAGAAATCACTATCGCATGCGCGGGAAATCAATTACCGTGGCGGCAATGAATGGCGCCGACCGCTCCCAATGGTTTGAGCTGCCGTCCGGTATCCGGACCCCCTATCCAAACTGGATCGGGTTGCCTGCGGGTGAGACCGTGAACTGTCAATGCATGGTGGTGCCGAAACGAACCCGCACCAGGGGATGAGAATGGCCAAGACGAAAGACTTTCTCAGGGTATGGTGGCCCGAGCGCCCCGAAGAGAAGCATCAGCACCCCAAAGATCCCCAAACCCCAGACCGCGCGGTGGTCAAACTGTACGACGCCACAGGGCGCGAGATGGAGATCCGCCGTCCGATCGGCTTCCGCCGGAGGTGACCCATGGCCACGAAAAAGAGAACCCGCCGCAAGACCTCGAAGCGCAGGGCCAGCAAGCGCCCCACCGCGAAAAGCCGCAAGGGGGATGTCCCCAAACTACCAGAGCCGCATGTGACGCCCGTCGGCGTGTCCGGGCTCAAGCGGACCGACCGCCACGTCTACGACGAATGGCACCCGAAACTCCAAGGCACCCGGGCGATCGAAGTCTACCGCGAGATGTCGGACAACGATCCGGTGATCGGGTCATTCCTCTACGTGCTCAAGCAAAGCGTGCTCGGGGCCGAGGTGACGATCGGCGCCGCCGACGAGACGCCGCTCGCGCAGCAGATCGCGGACCACGTGACGTCGTGCCTCGATGACATGACCATGACACTAAACGAGTTCCTGTCCGACGTGGTGTCAATGGCGTGGGCTGGGTTCTCGTGGCATGAGGTGATCAATAAGGTCCGCCGCGGTGACCACCTGCTCGGCGAGCTGCGCAGCAAATACGATGACGGGTTGGTGGGCTGGCGCAAGATGCCGATCCGGGCGCAAGACACGATCGACGAATGGATCTTTGACGACGACGGCAGCGTGATCGCCGCCGTCCAGCAAGCGCCGCCAGACTTCGGCCTCGAGAAGATTCCGATCGAGCACTCGCTGCTATTCCGCGCGGGGTACAACAAGGGCAGCCCGGAAGGGCGCTCTCTGCTCCGCAACGCGTACACCAGTTACTATTTCGTTCGCAGGATAAGGGAGCTCGAGGCCATCGGCGTTAGTCGCGACATGGCCGGGATCCTGGTGTTCCAACTCCCCATCGACTACTTCGGCGAGAACCTCACGGCGGATCAGCAAACCACGATCGACAACTACCGCAAGGTGGCGGAGCGGGCGAGGCGGGGCGAATACGAGTCCCTGGTGTTCCCCGCCGAGAACGATCCCGACGGCGCCACCGGGTGGAAAGCCAGCCTCATGCAGTCCGGCGGCCGGCGCCCCATTGACACGAACGAGATCATAAAGCGGCTCGAGTCCCGGATCGCGATCTCGGTCCTCGGGGAGGCGGTGCTGCTCGGGATGCAGGGCAACGTTGGCTCGTGGGCCCTGGCTTCCGAGAAAACGCACATGCTCGGCATGGGGATCCGGGGGATCATGCAGTCGATCTCGGACGTCATGACCCGGTTCGCGATCCCGCGGTTGGTCAAGCTCAATTATTGGCCCACGGAGTTGTCGCCCGAGTGGAAATTCGGGGACGTCGAAACAGACGCGGCGACCGAGCTGGTGAACTCTCTCGTGGCCGCGGTGGGCGCCGGGATCATGACCCCCGACGAGCAGATCGAGGACTACCTACGATCCCGGATGGGGTTGCCGGAGTCAGAGGATCTGGATCTGACCAACGGGGCCACGCAAGACGCTCTCGGCCGGATGTCCGAGCAGCCGGATGAAGGGATGGCCCCGGAGGCGGCGCTCCAGGGCGTGGTGCCGATCGAAGAGCAGCAAAACACGCCCACGGCCGCCATGACGGTCGACGAAGCCGCGGAGCAGCTCGGGGTGAGCCGGGCGGTCATCATGCGCGCCATCGCCCGCGGGGCGTTGCCTGGCGCGAAGGTGGGCGGCACCTATCGGATCATGCGCGAGGATCTCAACGAGTATATGCGCGGGATGAGGGCAGCATGATCGCGCGTTTTTATATCAGCGACAACGACAGCACCCGCATGCTTGCTTCGGTGCGGACCGGGTGCAGGCTACAGCGGGGCGATGTTGTATGGTGCAATGATGAGGCGACCCGCCTGCCCGGGCAAGAGCCCTTGCGGATCAAGATGGAGGTGGTGGATGTCCGGTGGGACTTCACCGCCAGCGACGGGCCGATAATGGAAGTCACCGGATCTTGCGAATGATCGCCGTCGCCATGCCAACCGGACCGCCGGAAGCGCTCACGCCATTCGGGCCGGTGCGGTGCTGGCATTGCCGCCGGCTCCTGGCGGAAACGCTCACCGGGCGCCTCGAGATCCAGTGCCCCCGGTGCGAGCGGCTCCTGGTATTCGAGTTGACGCCCGGCGGGGTCGTGAAAAAGACCCTTGACAGAAACGGCAAGATCGGGCCAACCTAGCGTCACCACCAAGCCCCGGCCGCGCGGCCAGGGTCCGACTCGGATAATTGGTGTGTAGCCTCTCGCGGACGTGCTCGCCCTTCGGGGAAACCGCTCGAGGGGCAAGTGCCGCAAGCCAGCCGACAGCTCAGCGAATGGATCGTCCCCCTGACGATCAAGAAAGTCGACCCCGGGCCGGCTGACGTCGTGAAATTTACGGCGTGGGCGTCGATCGTCACCACGAAAGAGGGAGTGCCCATCGTCGACCATGACGGTGAGGTGATCTTGGTTGAGGATCTCGAGAAGGCGGTGCACAGCGCCGCGCTCGAGGGGAGCGGGGCGGGCCGAGGCGGACTCATGCACGAGTATGAGTCGAAGATCGATCTCCTCGAAAGCATGGTCGTGAGCCGGGAGAAGCGGGCGGCCCTCGGGTTTGGTGACGGGCCCGAGGGGTGGGTGGTGACTTGCCAGAGCCGCGATCCCGAGGTGGTCAAAGCGATCCGCGGCGGTGACATGCGCGAGCTCTCGATCCGCGGCGAGGCGTGGAAGGAATGGGTGGCCTGATGCCTTTCGTACTCCGCGGCCTCAAGCTCAAGACGTCCGAGCTTTTCTCACTGGTAGACAAGGGCGCCGGTGGTGACGAAGAGCACCGCCCGCGCATCGTGTTGATCAAACGGCTCAGGAGGGCCCCAATGGATCTCAAAGAAAAGATCAAGAAAGCGGCAGCGACGCTGCTCGAAGCGATCGGCGAGAAGGTGCCCGAGGGCAAGCCGGCCGACGGCAAGCTCGACGAGTTGCTCAAGGTCATGAGCATCAGCGACGAGTGCAAGGCCAAGATCCGGGAGGCGGTCTCCAAGGGCGACCCGGCCGCCATGCTGGAAACCGCTCTCGACGCCGAGGGCGTGAGCGACGCTGGCAAGGCGGCAATCATGGCGGCGATCACCGCCATGCACCAGAGCCCGCCCCCGCCGCCGGACGCTCCGAAGCCCGAGCCGCCCAAGGCGATGGACGAGCCGAAGGCCGAGGATGAGCCGACCGAAGAGAAACCCAAGCCCCCCGAGGAGGCGGATGACATGAAAGCACTTGAGAAAATCCTCAAGGACGCTCCCGAGGAACTGAAAAAGGCCCTCGGGGAAGTCCTGGACGAGAACAAGGCGCTGGCCAAGCGTCTCGGCGATGCCGAGGACCTGATCGCCAAGCAAACCGCCGAGCGGGAGCTTGCCGAGCAGACCGAGGTTGCGAAGCAGTGGCCCCACGTGCCCGGCGACATCGAGAAGCGCGCCGCCGCCTTGCTGGCGCTCAAGCGCGCGGATGAGAAGGGCTACGAGGAAATGGTGAAGTCCCTCGCGTCCGCGGAAGAGATGGCCAAGACGTCCGAGCACCTCCGGGAGCGCGGCACGACCCGCGGCGCCGCGAGCGGAAGCGCTCAGGCCAAGCTCGAGAGTCTGGCAAAGAAGCTCGCCGCCGAGAAGGACATCAGCTACCACGCCGCTTTCTCGAAGGTCGCCCGGGACAACCCGAAGATCTACGCGGACGCCAAGAACGAGGAAAACTAGCCCTCGGGGCACAGGAGAGAGACAATGGCAAGCGAAAGCATCGTACATAAGCTGCCCCTCCCGGTTGCGGCTGACTACAGCTCCAACCAGTTCTACCTGATGGGCATCAACACGTCCGGGCAATTCGTGCTCGGCTCCACCCAGGGCCAGCATGTGATGGGCCCGCTGCTCGACAAGCCCGACACCGCGGGCGACCTCGGGACCGTGGCCACGCTCGGAGAGTGCAAGGTCAAGCTGGGCGGGACCGTCGACGAGGGCCAGCCCCTCACCGTCGACGCCAGTGGCCAGGCCATCGCCGCCACCGACCCGGACGAGCACGTTTGGGGCCGGTGCGTCGAGGCGGGTGTGTCCGGTGACATCCGGCGCGCCTACATTACGCACGAGTCGGCCGTTTCCGCCGGCTCCGCGAGTGGGGTCCTCGGCGCGCTCCAGTATGCCGAGGTCACGGTGACCGATACCGAGATCAAGGCGATCAACGCGTCGCCCAAGACGCTGGTAGCCGCCCCCGGCGCCGGGTACTGCACAGAGTTTGTGTCGGCGGTTCTGATCCTCGACTACAACTCCGCGGCCTACGTCAACAACGGGATCCTCGGGGTGTACGAGACCGACTCTTCGGGGAACCTGCTCTCGGGGACGCTGACCCTGGCGAATTTCCTCGGGCTGACCGCTGACACGATCAAGCAGATCAACCCGGCCGCCGAGGCGACCCCGTCTTTGACGGGCGTCACGATGGCGGAGAACAAGGCGCTCGTCCTCACGGCGGCGACCGGCGAGACGATCACAGGCGATAGCCCGGTGCGGGTCAAGATCGCCTATCGCATCCACGCGACCGGCCTCTAGGCCGATCAGTAGGAGGAAAGAAAGATGCCGAATCCAACCCGCCGAGACATGCACGTCAGCACCCCGCTGCGCGATCTTTCCATCGGGGCCGCGTCCGAGGACGGGGACTTTGTCCTCGAGCTCGCCGCCCCCTTTGTGGATGTCGAGAAGCAGATCGATCAGTATTACGAGTACCCGATCGGGGAATGGAATCGCCTCGAGGTGCAGGAGCGCGGCCCGTCGCAGAAGAGCCGCGAGGCAAGCTACACGCTCTCAACCACCCCGTACGAGTGCAAGCGGTACGCGGTCAAGAAGGGCTACGACTGGAGCGACAAGGCGGAGGCCGACGCGATCCTCGATCTGGATCGGGACGCGGCCGACTACCTGTCAAACCAGATGAAGCTCAAGGGCGATCAGCTTTTCGCCACCGAGGCGATGATCGCCGCAACCTGGACCACGGACTTCGACGGCGCCGCAGCCAAGGCATACGGCTCCAGCGAGGTTCTGTTCTGGGATGACGCTTCCGGCGACCCGCAGGAGGACCACTATTACCTGTCCGGACAGGTCAAGGGGCTCTGCGGCAAGACGCCCAACGTGATGGTCGTCGGCTGGGACGTGCACACCGCCCTCGTGGCCAACGCGCAGGTCCGGGACGCGATCAAGCACACCAGCCCGGCAGGCGGGGCGAACATCGAGAATTTCCTCGCCTCGTACTTCAACGTCGAGCAGTACATCCCCGGCGGGGCATTCTACAACTCCGCGGCCGAGGGTGCGACCGACTCGATCGCGTTCCTGATCCCCTCGGACTCGGTTTGGGCCGGGTACGTCTCGAAGCGCAAGGGCGCCCGGGTGTTCACCGCGACTCGCACCTTCGCCTTCCGGGATGACGGCCGCGCCTCGAAGGGCGTCGTGACCCGCCAGTGGCAGGACGAAGAGCGAACCACGACCTGGAACGAGTGTGAGATGTTCTGGGACATGAAGATCATCAGCGCGGACGCCGGGTACTTCATCGACGACGTGCTTACCTGAGCAAAGGGGTGGCGCCATGCCATGGGTTGCGACCCGCACGATGAGGGTTGGCCGAGAGGACCGGCGCCCCGGGCGCACGGTCCCCGAAGCCAAAGACTGGGATCCGCACACGCTGCGACGTCTCACCGAGCAAGGGTACCTCCGCCAGATGAGCGACGAGGAGGCCGCGGCCGCCCTCGAAAACGCCCTTGCCGATGAGAAAGTCTCGAAGATCAAGGCCGCGCAGAAACGGATCCGAAAGGCCAAGGCTGAGATCGAGAAGGTCACGCCGCAGAAAAACGCGGCAGAGAAAGCGCTCCAGGTGCTGCTCGACCGTCTCGACTCACTGGGGCAAACGTGCGCCGAGGCCGCGGCAGAATTGAAGCGCCTCGGCGCCGAAAACATGCCAGAGCTTTCCGACCGCCAGGCCAGGGCCAAGGCTCGGCTCGCGATCTTGAATCGGGGCCCTGAGCTGGTGCCAGATCCGGAGCCGGAGCCCGAGCCCGACAAGGCAAAGGGGCTCCTGGTGCGGCTCAACGGCTTCACCAAGGTGCAGCTCGTGGATATGGCCGAGAACGAAGGGATCGCGGTCTCGGCGCGCTCGTCCAAGGGCGAGATCATCGAGGCGATCGCGGAGGCGCTCAAGAACAAGTCGGCCGGGTAACGCCCTCGCGCTTCCGGCCGCTGACGGGGTGTAGCGGTGGCGTTTACCTATGACCTCACGACGGACCGCGGGAAAGTCCGTTTCATGATCGGCGACACGGTCGACGAAACCGCCCGCAACGAGTCCCTGACCGACGCCGAGGTGGATCTCGTCCTCTCGGAATACACCGACCTGCACCAGGCCGCCATGGTCGCGTGCCGGCGCCTCATGGCCCGGTTGCGGAAAAAGATCACCTTCTCGGCGGGCGCGGTGTCGGCTCAGATGCGCGAGAAGCTGGGCGGGTTGCGGGAGATCCTGTCAGAGCTCAAGGCGGAGTCGCGCGGCCATGCGGCGATGGACTGCTACGCGGGCATGATGTCGCAGGACCGGATCGACGACGCCAAGACGGACACCGACTTCCCGGGGCACGACTTCGAGTTGGGCCAGGATGACAACCCCAACGATCGGGATCCCGACGACGGGTGTACCTGATGGCGGTCACAGTCCGAATAGTTGGCAACGCCGCGAAGGTGCTCCGCCGGGACGCGAGCATGATCGACGCGGCCTTTGCCAAGGCGGTGCTCAGGGCCGCGTCTTTCGCTGGCGGCGAGATCCGGCGCCTGGTGGAGTCGACCTTTCCGGGATCCAAGGGCAACCTCGCCCGGTCGTTTCTGCCGGCCACCTTTGTCCAGGCCAAAGAGGGCGTGATCGCCGCCGGGGCCGTGTCGGACGAGCCCCACGCGGACATCCAGGACCGCGGCGGGACGATCTACCCCCGGACGGTCAAGATGCTGGCGATCCCGCTCACGCCGTACGCCGAGAAGCGGTGGCCTCGCGACTGGCCGCGCGATGACCTGACGATCATCCGATCCAAGCGCGGCAACCTGCTCCTGATGGACATCCGGAGCAAAAAGCTGGTGCCGCAGTACGTCCTGAAAGACAGCGTCACGATCAAGGGCAAGCAATACATTTCCCGCGCCGAGAGAGCGGCCAGGCCGGAAGTCGAAGCCATTGCCGAAGAGATGGCGGCGCGGCAGCTCGAAAGCAACAAGTAAATGGCTGACACGATCCGAAAGCTGATCCTCGACGCGCTCAAGACGTCGCTCGAGGGCATCACCGTCGCCAACGGGTACCACACCGACGTGACCACGGTAGAGATCGCGGCGAAGCCATGGAACGAGGTGCCGCCGGATGACATGCCGTGGATCGGCATCATCCCCGACGTCGCCGCGCCCACCGACCAGATCGGATACGTGGATTACGAATGGACGATCAACCTGCTCGCGCACCAGATCGCCGCGAGCACCACGCCCATCGCCGTGAGCGAGGCGTGCGACAACATACGCAATGACATCCGGAAATGCCTCTACAGTGTCAACCCCAGTCTCGACGTCGATGGCGTCATTCTGATCCGGATGGGAACTGATGAGGCGAGCGAGGGGGCGCCAGAGGCGTCAGCGGCGGCTCTCGCCTCCTCGCTCATTCCGATCATTGTCCTATACCAGGAGGCGATAACGGCATGATGGCACGTTTCAAAGGCCCGCACGGGCTCGTTGAGATCGGGTCGCGGAAGCTGGCGCCCGGCGATATCGTGGGCGAGCCCGGGAGCGGCGCGCAGATTGAGGGATGCCCGGGGGTGGTGGAGTATTTGCTCCGGCGCCCGGACTTCGAGCGAGCATATCCCCCACCGACGGACCTGCACACGCCCCCGCCGGTCGAGCTGACAGAAGAGATGGAGGACTGAGACAATGGGAACCGCACAAACGCACGCCCTTGGGCGCGAGCGAAAGATCTACGCCAAGGCCGAGACCACTTTCGGGACCACGGTATTCCCCGCAGGGACCGATGCCTTCAAGGTCACGGCCGCGGACTTCGGCAGCCCGGCGACGGAGCGGATCGACCGCACCGACAACCGGACCACCCGCTCGGTGCTGGAGCGGATCACCGGGAAGCAGGGCCCCACCGAATGGTCGCTCGAGGCGTACGTGATCCCCAGCGGCTCGGCGGGCACGCCGCCGGACATCGGGGATCTGATCACCGCGGCGATGGGGACCTACACCAACACGCCCGCGACGTCGGACGCGTATACGCTGACGGACACCCAGGGCGATCAAGGGTCCCTGATGCTGCTCGACCAGATCAGCGAAACGATGTCAGAGACGCTCACCGGGGTCATCGTCCAGGAGATGACGCTCAAGGGCGGCGGCGGGGACCCGCCAATGATCTCGTTCTCGGGCGTGGCTGCCGAGCACCTGACCACGGGCTACACCACCCTTGACGGCGCCTTGAGCGGTGGCGAGGGGACGATCGTGGTCAACGAGGGGACCAACGCCGAGGTGGGATCGATCATCAAGATCGGGGACTCCGACAACTCCGGGGCCGGGCATCAGGTGACCGCCGTGAGCGGTACGAGTTGGGACGTGACCCCGGTTGTGTCCGGCGCTCAGGGCAACGGGGCGGCGGTGGTCCCGTTCTCGCCGACCGAGACAACCGCGGGCAACCCGAGCCCCGGGGTCCTCGGAAGCATCACGCTCGGCGGCGTGGCCTTCCCGGCGCTCTCGTGGGAGGTGACGCTCAACAACAACCACCTCCCCTTTGCCGACGAGGCGTTCGAGTCGAAGGTAACGGACTACACCGAGGGCTACCGGGACGTGACCGGCTCGCTGACGGTCCGCGCCAGGGCGGATCAGATCGAGTGGCTGACCAAGCGCAAGGCTTTCGGCACGCACGCCCTGTCGATCGCGGTGGGGACGGCTGCCGGCAAGATCCTGACGATCGCCTGTCCCACGGTGGAGTTGGAGTTCAACACCGTTGACAAGCCCAACGAGGACAGCGCGCAGATCACGCTGCCCTTCAAGGCGCTCGGCTCCAGCGGGGCCGATGAGCTGTCCCTCACTTTCACCTGAGAGGTTGCCCATGGGGCGCGAAGTCAAAACCATTGGCACGGCCCCCGTGTGGTACGTGCCGGACGTCGAGGGCAACCGGGAAGACCCCAAGCCCTTTCGGGTCAAGATCTCACCGCTGACGGCGGGGGAGAAAGCGCAGATCGAGCACGCGCGCACCGTCGCCGCGATCCGGGACACCCGCGAAGGGATCGAAGAGATCACCGACTACGTCCGGGAGGATGTATACCGGATCCTCGGGGAGCGGATCGTCGAGGTTGAGAACTACGCCGCGCGCGACGTCCGGACCGGGGAAGTCACGACCCCGACGGATGGCGCTTCCCTCGTGGAGGTGATCAAGACGCAGCCCGGCAGCGAGCTCGCGGTGCTGGACGACATCTACGCCGCAATGGAGAGCATTTCCAAGCTCGAGGGGGGCATGCGGGGAAACTCCGAAAGGCCGTCCGTTTCCTCGGGGCGGCCGATGAGTGGAGCGAAAACGCCCGCAAGCGAGGATGCGTCTACGATGACGAGGGGGAGCGGTGGTGCTCTGACCTCGACCATGCCGGGGATCCAGCTTTCGCACGTGAGCAGCGAGACGCCCGGGGGTGTACCCGAGAACTAGAGTGGGGCCCGTTTCCATGGGATCTAGACTTCAAGCGCTGCCCGTGGTCGCTTTTCTCGCCTCCAGTCTGGCTTTGTGTTTCGTGGTGGCGGTCGTGGCGCGAGCTGCGGACGCTGCCCTTTCCCGGTGGAATGACCGAGCAACCCGCGTATGTCGCGGAAGCCATAGAGTTGTGTGAGGGCGTGTCGTGGGTCGAGAAGTAGTCACCGGGATCGTTTACGAGGGGGTAGACCGCGGGGCCACCGATACGTCAAAGGCCGTAGCCAATGAGGCCGAAGGGCTCAAGTCCCGGCTCGACGGCATGTCCGACACGGTCAATGCCCTCCCTGACCAGCTCGGGAAGAGCGCTACGGCGCTCATGATCTTCCAGAACTCGACGAGCCAGATGAGCGGCGAGGTTGCGGACGCCGCCAACAAGATCACCGCCCTCGGGGCGCTCGTCATGTCGGGCGGCCCGGTCGGGATCGCCATCGCCGCCGCAACGATCGCGCTCATCGGGTTGAGCAAAGCCTTTGAGGTTGTCACCGCTCACACCGCGGCCTTCAACACCGCGTTGAAAAGCCTACAGCCGGTATTCGCGTCGATGGACGAGCGGATCAACTCGTCGGCCGACAACATCAAGGATCTCAAGAAAGAGCTCGAGGACTTCGGGAAAAGCTCGGTCCGCATCCTCAAGGAACAGATCGCCTTTGACAAGGCGGGCCTCGAGTCAAACAAGCAAATGATCGAGCAGGACCGGGAGCGGATCCGGATCTTGACCGGGCTCCGGACGCTCACCGCCGATATGGGCGACGAAGAGCGTGAGCGGGTTCTTGAGCAACACGGGCTCGCCGGCAAGACGCAGGAGGACCTCGCCGAGGAGGCGATCTGGATCGGGCGCCAGATGGAGGGCACCAAGCGCGCCAACGAGATCCGGCAGCGTCGTATCGAGCAGAGCGAGCTACAGATCCAGCTTACCAACCGCCAGACCGCGGCCGAGCAGCGCCTACAGGCGACGTCCGACTATGAGCGCTTGCGGATCGAGAAGCTCAACGAATGGCGCGAGGCACGGAAAACCGCGTATGAGCAAGAGCGGGCCGACGAGGAGGCGCGCGCAGAATACTTGCTCGAGTTGGAGCGCCGGATCGAAGAGGGCAAGGCCGAGATCCGGCAGGCCAACTCGGACCGGCGCAACGAGATCGCCGAGAAGGAAACGCAGCTCGAAGATTAGCGGGCCGCCGCCCGCAAAGCGCAGAATGACGCCGAAGGGGCCGCCCTCGCCGCTCGCACTCAGGCGGTGATGGAGGCCGCCCAAGCCGAGGCGGACGCCGCCCGGGGCGCGGGTCAGAAGGTAGAGGCGTACGTCAAGTCAGCGGCGAAGCAGATCATCCGCATGCTGGCGGTCGAGGCCGGGACGCATGCTGCGAAGTGGGTGTACAACCAAGTCCCATTCCCCTACTCGGTGCCGGCAGCCGCGGCGGCTTTCGCGGTGGTATTCGGCAGCATGAATGCCATTGCGGCCAAGCTCCAGCGGGGCGGCGTGGTCCGCGGATCCCCCACCGGCCGGGACTCGGTCCCCGCCATGCTGACGCCCGGGGAGGTGGTCGCCAACACCGCGCAGGTCGACGCCCTCAAGTCTTTCGTCACGATGATCGCGGGCCAGGAGAAGGGCCGGCGCGTCGCCGCCATGGCAGCGGGCCGTGAGAGTACCCCCGGGCGCGAGGTGGGCGACGTGACCAACGTGACGATCCAAGCGCAGCAGCAATTCCCCGATGCCATCCTGAGCCGCAAGCAGTTCCGGCGCGAGGCGCGGAATATCAAGAAACTCCAGCGTCAGGGAATGTGGCCGAAATGACCGCCGTGTCCTCAGCCGAGCTCTCGGCAACCGAGATCGCCCTGGCCGCCGCCGACAAACCGATCCTCGGGGCCAACGCCGCCAAGGTCGCCAACCTCGGGAGTCAGACGCGGTGGACTGCCACCACGAGCGGGGTGCATGACACCACCTCGATCTCGGACACCGATACCCCGGTGTCCAGGATCTTCGACGGGCTGCCGCCCATTCGCTCGGCGCCCACCTCGACGCAGAACAACTACACGATCTTTCTCGAGTTCGACTCGGTGATCACCTTTGACGGGATCCTCTACCTCGATCACAACCTCCAGTCCGAGGGGTGCACCGCCCTCGTGCTCCAGGTCGGTGACGATGAGGACATGACCAACGCTACCACGATCTCCACGCTCGACCCCTCGGGCGAGTCGACCAACAAGCGGTTGGCAGATCTGGTGCTCGAGAGCGGCGGGGGCGTGGCGCGCCGGTACACCGCCGACTACATGCGCGTGACCATGGCGAAGGGGAGCGGGTTCGACCCCGTCATTGGCCAGATCGTCTTTCTGCGTCGCCGCCAGCTCCCCCGGCAGCCGCGCATGTCATGGGACCCGACCAACCAGGAGTCGGGGATCGACCGGTTCAAGACGCGGAGCAATATCAAGCACGACACCGTGCGCTATCGCGGGGCCCGCATGATCCAGGCCGAGCACCGGTTTGACACCAGCGACGAGCACACCGCGATCCTCAATTGGTGGGACAACACCAACCAGGGGACCGAGCCGGTGATCTGGATCGACGAGCCCAACGCCGCGCCCGCGGACTTTTTCTTTGGCCTGATCGAGCCGACCCTTGCCTTTCCGTACACCATGCCGACGACCCGAGAGTTCCGCCTTGTGGCCGAAGAGCAGCCGCCCCACCTAGAGCTCGGGTTGTGAGATGGCGCTTTCCCCCAGTGCGGCTTGGCTGGCCGCAGCCGCCAAGAGCCCCAACGAGCCGCGGGTGCTGCTCGAGATCTACGATGGCTCGACCACATGGCGGTGCGTCAACACGTACTGCGGCCACTCCGACTTCGCGGCCGATGACGAAGCGCTGATCCAGTTCTCGCCTCTCGCCGAGGAGGTGGATCCCTTCACGCGCGAGACGCAGATCGGGAGCATGACGATCGAGGTCGCGGACGCGTGGATCCGACCCATCGCCGTGAACAACCGGATCTGGGGCCAGCGGGTGACGCTCAAGCTCGGTTTCTACGGGATGGCCGAGAGCGACTACCTGGACATATTCCGCGGCGCCATCGATGACGAGCCCCGCCCCCGGCCTGGCGGGAATAGCGTGGTGCTCGACTGCGCGGACGCTTTCACGGTCCTCGCCCGCGAAAAGGTCGTGGGCTACTGGGCCAACAAGCACCCGCTCGAGATCGCCGAGGATATCATTGAGAAGTCAGGCGTGCCGGCCGCGTTGATCGACTATGACTCTCTCGATCCCTCGGGCGTGGGCCACCCGACCTTCGACGGCGTTGGGCTCGACGACCTGGACAAGGGAGGCACCGCGGCCTACTCGGGGGCCGGTGACGCGGTCTTTGAGGTGGAGATCGACGCCTCGGTTCCGAGCCCGGACACCTTCCGCTGGCGCAAAGATGGCGGCGGGTGGACAGCGGGCGTCAATTGCAGCACTTCCGAAACGACTCTCTCGGATGGCGTCAAGATTCTATTCGCCGCGGTCGACGGTCACACGATCGGCGACAAGTGGACCATCAATTGCACCGATGCCCTCGACGCGATCTCTCACTTCAACATGAGCCGCGGGGTGGGCGGTGACAGCGTCGACGACCAGGCGATCCGGGATCCGGTTTCCGCCCATGAGTTGCTCGACGAGCTGGCCCAGCTTCTCAACGGCATGTGGACCCGCAACGAGGCCGGGCAGATCAAATTCATTCTCTTTGACAACTCCAAGGCCGCCGAGGACCATTGGGATGACGATGTCATCTCGGACTTCGAGCAGCTCCCCGCTGACAACCTGGTCAACAAAATCACTGTCATGTGGCAGCAGTACAAGTCCAATGACTTCATCTATCGCTATGTGCAAAGCGACACCGACAGTCAAAGCGACTACGCTTTCCCGGGGACGTCAGAGCGGATCGTGCACGAGAAGCTGGACACCCAGTGGCTCGACCACACGAAAATGCAGCTCAACGTCGACCTCGCGGCCGGGGCGACGACCGTGGTCACGTCGAGCAACCATGTGCACGGGCTGACGGGCTGCCGGTGGCCGGACTTCCCGACGTCGTCTCAGCCGGACTGGGCCAAGTGCTCGGCGGCGCGGCCCGGGTGGTTTCGGATCGGCTCGGTCGGTGGGATCTCGGACAACGATGAGATCGTGAAAGTCACGGCGATGTCGATCAATACAACCGACGACGGCCGCTTCATCCCGATCAATGACCCGGTGACCAATACGGAGGTCCTCGAGGGACCGCTTCCCAACCGCATGACGATCTCTACCATGGTGCGCGGCCAGCTCGGGACGCTCGACGTAGCGCATAACGTCGGCACCGGCTCCACGCCCATGAATGACATGACGATCCCCTACCACATGGCCACCTCGCGGATCGATCGCTTCGGGGTGGGCGCGCCCAAGGTCGAGGTGACCGCGCCGCTGAGCAAGGCGTACCTCCAATATGGCGACCTGGTGACGCTGGAGAATGAGCAATACCTCGCCTACGGGATCGACGGGATCACGAGCGGGGATGGCAAGTGGGAGATCACGCTCAAAGAGGTCAACCTATTCGACGGTGAGCCCCATTGCCGCTTCATCCTCACCTATGCGGGCACGTCGAGCCCGGCCAAGGATCATGAACCGCTCGACGGGACGATCGGCGGGCTGTATGGCGGCGTACAAGGCGCCATCGCAGACGAGCCGGTGGCTCGCCCCCACGTCGCGCAAGGGATGGAGGTCACGCAAACCGCGGGGCTCGTGGGCGAGGTGGCGGCCGGGGCCCTGTCGAATGGCGTAGTAACCGCGCAAGTGCTCGGCGCCATCGCTCACACGTTCCAAGCCTCGAAGGATACCTATGTGGTCGCCGACCAGGAGGGCAACGGAGTCTCATTCTACGTCACCGCCCTCGGTGCCGGGCGTCCGGACTACGCCAGCTCGGAGCGCGAGATCGCCAAGGTCGTGACCGGCGCGGCCACGATCGACAGCATCGATACGTCCGAGAAACCGTCAACCGCCGTGAGCGGGACGAAATTGATCAACGAGACGACCGGGATCGTCAAGCTGGACCTCAATCAACAGTATGGCGTCAGTCTCAACGCCAACGCTTCTCTCACGATGTACAGCGAGGACTGACCATGGCCAAGAACAACCCGCCGGATGGATACTCGGCCGTCAATTGCACATGGGGGACGGACCTCGACCACAATACGGCCCTGACCAATCTCGTGGGTGACTCGTGCGTGGAGTTCAAGAACACCACCCCCGCGAGCAACCCGATCCTCAGCTACAAAAAGTCCGTGCCGATCGAGGAGGGGAAGCCGTACAAAATGACGGCGATCGTCAGGGCCGACAGCGTCGCCGCGGGCAACACGCTGCGCATTTATGCCCGGTGGTACGACTCCAGCGACTCGGGCTTGAGCAATAGCAACGTGTACAATGCGGTCTTGCCGGCTATCAACACATGGTACGAGATGAGCGGCGTAGTCACCGCGCCCGCCAACGCTCGAGGCGTCCGGCCGCGCGTGAACAAGGCCAACAATGCCTTTACTGCCTACTGCGATTATATGGCGATCGAGCCGATGCCGCAGTGTTTCCACGCGTACCTCAACGGCGTGCAGGGCATGGCCGATGGCGGCACATGGCGAAAGGTGCACTTTGATACCGAGGTGCACGACTACGGCGGCGTGTACGATCATGCGGTCAACTATGTTTTCACCGCCCCGAGCGATGGCGTCTACGCGTTCAATACCGTGCTCTCGCTCGCGGGCGCGAGCAGCGGCACCACGATCGGGATCCGCTTCGCCCGAGACACCGGGGGCGGTCCCGCTGCATGGGTCCGCGGGCAACAGATCCGCATGCAGGCCAATACATACACGCCGTTTCTGGTCGGCTCGGCTACGGGTTTTCTCAACCGCGCCGACACGGTAGAGGTACAGATCTGGCACAATGAGGGGGCTTTGCTCAACCTCTCGGGCGGCTCGACCGCCAATGTTTTCATGGGCGCAAAAGTGGAGTAAGAGGAGAACACCATGCAACGTTTCTTGACCCCTGTCCTCGCGGCTGCGGCTGCGGCGTTGATCGCCGCTGTCGGGTTCGCGTTTGCCAAGCCGACCCCAACCTACCCCGGCCGTCACCTCAAGCCGCTCGGCACGCTTATCTCGGCGCAAGGGCTCGCGGCGCCCCGAGCTCTCACGGTGACCAACGCGACGCACAACCTCCTGGTCCTGCTGATCAACTACACCCACAACAACAACGGCAACGTCACCATGACGTGCACCGGGAGCAATGACGACAACGCGACGGACTACGCGCTCCAGTCGATCACCGTCGCCAGCGGCGTCGGCACCAGTGTGGATGCCTCGTGGTCCAACGCGGTGACCACGGACGAGGATTTCGTGTGGCGCGTCGACATGACGGGGCTCCCCGATGCGGAGTGCACGATCGACCATAGCGCGGGCGACGCGTCGGACATCATAACCGTCTATGGTTACCTGACCACGGACTGAGGTGGACCCATGCGACGGAAACTCTACATGGCCGGCCTGGCGGTCGGGCTCGTTGCCGCGGCAGCTTTCGTGGCTCAGGCGATGCCGACCAAGGGGCCCTTTAAAGACGCGCCGGCCGGGGCTCCACTGGGGACCGGCGCCGCTGTCGGGGACATCGATCTAGACGGCAACGCGATCGTTGACACCAGCACAGGGAGCGCGATCTCGCTGCCGAGCGATGAGCAGCTTCGGCTATGCAATACGGCGCTCACGAAATGCGTGACCCTCGACGTGGAGGCGGATGACGATCTGTATATCCGCGACTCGGCCGGCACGGGCTCCGGCGACCTCTACGTGACCGGGACGGCCTACGTCGGCGCGGGGACCACCTACCTCACCGGCGCCGGGCTCGTGCTTACCGCGGACGCGGCGATACAGGCGATCAATGATTGGCACATGCACGGGGATACTGCGACGGATGAGCTACTCTTGGGGCTCCAGGCCGACGTGGGGCGGCAACTCATCTTGACCGAATACGCCAACCGCACGAAGGATCACGATCATGCTGTGTCGGATGATCCTATCCTCTACATCCACAGTGCCACCGATCCAGACTCGGACAACACAGAATGGATAGGCGCCCTCC